TAGTCGATGGCGACGACGACGCGACCTGACACTGTCGCATTTGTTCTCGGTGCATAATGGACGGAGAAGCCTAGGACTTCATAGTTCTCAAAGGCTCCGCAAACTTGAGACGCCCACGGGGCGCTCTGCACGAGACCAGGATTCAATGAAATAGTACGGAAGGAATCCGCAGCAGTTCCATCGACCTGCAAAACCGGTTCGCAATGTCGCAAACTCATCCGAGTAAGCTTCTTGCTCTTCAATTGGGCCCACTGGTTTCCCCGGGCAAGGGGTGCCGAAGACGGTTGTCTCGGCGGTCTGACCTTAGGAGTCTTTTGGGACTTCTTTGGGTGCGACTTAGATGGCTTTCGAGCCTGCATTGGTTGAAATGTTGTAATGTATGGGATCCACCGTACAACGCGGCAGACTGTTCATCATGTGACCACTAGATGATGGCAGAAACAGATGACGACGAAGAAGCGTCTATGAACTCACTAGATCCAAACCACGGTGTGGTAAGGCCCGATTCCCGGCCAGGATCGTGAACTACAAACAGCACGTAGCTGAGTGTAGCACCCGACAAAGGCGGGGAGCTGACTAGGTTCGTTATCATCTTTCCTGGCTGCTGGACACCAAGTGTTAATCCGTGCAGTCGTTCGACAAATTCCGGGTGCTAGGAACACACCCTTAGTACGGCATTAGGAACCGTTTTGGAAATCGAACACATGACCCCATGTAGAGCAACCCGCCCTACTAGGAAGTATTATAAGGCCTCTCCAGGCCATGGTCCCTTTCATCTTAGTGCTTCCACAAAAGCAAGGTCTGCCTCACTCGGATCCTGGCCATGTAACAGGCCAACCGTGAGACAAGCGTCCAAGTCGCGACCGACCTGAACCCATGGTGAGACGTAATCAATTCCGTCATCATAACTGACACACTCGTACAAGTAGTCAGACCATGTCTGCTTTTCCGGAGACAATGTAGGCCGTCTTGGTTCGACGGGCCCGTCGTGGACGCGATAGGCACAAATCTGCATAGGCGTTTCCATCCAAGCATCCGCGAGGAGGTCAAACGTATGTCTCTTCCCAAGTGCACGAGATCTCTTTGTTTCGAGCTCGATATTCTCCCAAGGAGGAAGCACTTGAGTAGCCTCTGTTAACAGAGGTCCCGGCATCGGTCCGTATCCGAGCCAACCATGGGGTTGACCCTTTAAGATCCGCATTGCCTGAGCCTTTTGGGTCCAGTGATACGATGTTTCAAAACCGTACGGTCTTTCAACACCCATACCACCGAGGCTCTGGGGAACAAACAGATTCCTACCCTTACACTCTTCAGCGATAAGGGCACGGTGCTTGTGCATGAACTGCTTCAACAACTCGGGTGCCATCCCAGGGAGAGCACCTTGGACGAGTCGGTTGATCGTACTACAAAAGCCTCTCTGTGACTCCTTGTCATCCTGGAGGACCTTACTCTGGTTGAAATACAGGCCAGTGTTCAGGAATGGAATGCTCCACGGGGTGGACGATTCCTTTTCGAGATTGTAGTCGAAACACGCAGAATTCGCGTTGGCATAACTTGTGAGGTGGTAGGCCTTTCCTGGGCTCATGTTGAGCCCAACCTTCTTTCCGATCTCGATGTGGGG